CCTCCCGGCCTTGTTGGGCTTCCGGGCAGAGCCGCTCTCAATGCGGTACTCGTACTCCCGGGCAAGCTGATCCAGCGGCATCGGCTGAATGGACTGAGCCCACACCTCCGCACCCAGCGGTCCAAGAATCTGCGCAACGTCCTCGGGCTTGAGAAGCCACCGCGCCGCCAGAGCCTCACGGCGGGCAAGCATCGACATGGCATCCTCCAGCGCGGAAGCCATGTCATCGGGCCTGACCGAAATTTGCTCGGACTTCACCTGCGCTTCTGCGGCACTTCTATAAGCTGCCCTCGTCATGCCGTAAGTGAGTTCTGTCAGACCCACTCGCTTATCGAACATCTCAGAAACCGCTTGAACAATTTGCCAAAGCTCTGGCGTGACCTGTGGCAACTGAAAGACGCTGACAATATCACTCACCGACCGGCCAAGGGTTTCCGATAGCTCGACAAGCGAGAACCCGGATTCCTCATGCTTTAGAATCTGATCCTTGATGTCATCGCCCGCAGCCTTGGCAACTCCCACCATGGTCTTGCAGGAAGTCATCACCCGGGTCGCAAGGAAGCTCATTGCCCAATTCAGGAATTTCAATTCGCCCATACCCGGCTTCAAGTGACTGATAGGCCACGAATACCCGGGCTTGCGGTGACACTGGAAGAACGTGCAGGGCCAGCCGTTCATGTCTGCGTAGAACGGAATGGGCCAGCGGGTGCGGGTGAACAGGGTGTTGGGGAGGCCGGTTTCGTCGGGCTCCTCCATCACAACGTCCTTCGGGGTGTTCAGCGGGAACTCAACCCCATCGGCCACAACCAAGTAGCAGTTCTGCCCAAGCGAATCGAACATCTGGGCAAACTCTTTCGGAGCCCCCTTGAGGGTGTGCCCGAAACCCGTCTTCGACCAAATCTTCCAGTACACGATGAGGTCGTTGGTTTTGCCGTTTTTCTTGCGGTTTTTGTACCCACGGTCTTCTTCTTCACCGCGAGAAACGTAGCTCTCCAGATGCCCCTTCAGAGCATCGCGGTCAACCCCGTACTTCGCGGCAATGTCGTTGATCGGGTGAACGCAGCGACGGGCAACCCAAAGAATGTCTTCCTGCTCGTCCGCGTCAGGATCGAACAGCAAGTTGTCCACCGAATCGGCAAACGAACCAACCATGCCAACCGGCGGGCCTTCCTCGCCACCAAGCTCGACAAGCTCGGTCCACCACACACCCATGCCCTTGAGGATGCCTTCATCCACAACCCGGCGGGAATGCTCTTTGAGGTTGAGTTCGACGGGCGTGTAGTTGAGATAGGCTTCGATGAGGCTACTGACCGTCTGCCGCATCTCCTCAATCATGCCGATTTGCTGGCTGACCTGAACGTACTGTTCAATCTTCGGGTCAGGCATCTGCATCCCGGTCATGGGGTCCATCTGCGGCGGCTGGCTCGGGTCGATGCCAAGAGCCGTTGGCGGGATCGCAGGAAACTTCTTGGGGGTGACAGTCCGCACGGGATTGCGGGCATAGATCACTGAACCCAGTAGCTTGACGGCTTCAAACGCCCGATTCAGAGTCATCCGAAAGCTGGGGGGCGACATCTTGGAATAAGGAGTCCCGGCCTTGGGCTCCCAAAACCAATTCCTGCCACCGTCAAAGAAGTTCATGGCTTCCTTGGCATCCTCGGTGAAGGGCCGCTTGTGCTTCTCGGCCTGCTTCAGCTTGGACAGCCACGAAGACGCAACGCTCCGCAGAGCATCCTCGACTTGCTTCTGCGTGTAGGCATCCGGCGGCGGGTCTTCAAACTGGCTCGGATCGCCGCCCGTCAGCGGCAGTTCCGGGGCATAGTTTTCTTCGCTCACTGCGCGTACCTCCTACACACAACCCACTGGCCGCTTGAGGTCTGGGCGTAACCAACGTCCGCATCCCGCATACCTGAATTGGCAAAACAGCAATTCCGGTACGCTGCATCCGGGGTGGGGCCCATTCCCAGACCTTCCGGCCCGGAGTAGCCACCCATGTGCTGGAGCCGCCCCATGCGGGCGCAGGCTTCAGCGACTCCCTGTGCGGTGTTGGTAATCGCACGAACGGCATTCTGGACCGGATGACCTTGCGGGCACTGGCGGCGCGGCCTCGCATGGACCGTCACGCAAGCAAGGGACACGGCAAGAGCGACTAAAAGGCACCTCATGCTGCCACCTCCTTCGTCTTCTTTGCAGCCTCCAGCTTCGCCTTGGTCACCATCCCCTTGAGTTCCTTGAGAAGGGAGGTGGTCGGATGAAGCTCCCAGCAACCCCAACGCTGCCAGTTCTGAGCCATCTCGGACTCAACCCAAAACGGGTCATCTCTGTGGCGAACCGACTTCTTCTCAACGAACCCAGCGTTCTGCGTGAACACAAGGATGGAGACAGAATCACGCCCCGGTCGTTCGATCACCCAGCCCATCACGGGGTCTGTCGGTGAAGCCGGGTTGTCGTGCCACAAAACAAGATCGCCAATCGTCACCTCGGGCATTGCATAGGACATAAGGGAGCCTCCATGAAAAGGGACTGCCCTACACTAATGCCCGCCCAAAACCGGGCAACTAGGCGTAATAGACTTCAGACGAGTAGGAAGCGGGGGCTAGGTAAACCACCCCTCCTTGGTTCTTGGCTTTGTCCCGCTTCATCTTCGATTCAAACCACCATGGTTGATCCATGACCGGAGCGGTCGGTCGGTGGTACTTGGGCTCATAGGCACACAGGTATCGCAAGCAATCGACCAAGTGGAAGTCACCCTTGTTGTTGGGCTGGTCGGTCACAATGGTCTGCCCGCCCACGTTGGTGGCCTTCCTCTTATACCGCTTCAGTTCCCGCTCCATATTTGGCAGGGAACCCCGCAAAATACGCAGAAAAGAGGTTCCGCCAGACCGGATGTGCATGGCCGTCCGAACGCTGGAAAGGCCAGCCTGAACGTCATCGCAGCCCGGGATAAATGAAGCCCCGGTGACGGCAGACCGAACTCCAAGCTCTGCCAGCCGCTCGGTGTACTGATCCTGCGGGCTTTTCCCTGAACCAATATCGGTCAGCCGCCCGCCGTGTGCGTCGATCAAGAAAGCGTGGAATTTGTGACCCTGCACCTTTTCCTTGAACCGATCCGCAAAAACGATGGCATTGCAGTTCCGCAGATACAGTTCGTCATAAAGCAGGCAGAATTCCCCGGATGGCGGGATGGCGGCAAAAAGGACCGCCGTCACGGCATGGCCGGGATCGACCACCGCAAATCGGCACCATTCGTCAGGGACAGTCTCATTGGGAAGCTGCTTGCGGTCGAACCCATGAACCCCCATGGAGAAATTGGGGTAGACCAAAAGGGAGTCAAAGGTGAATTCACCCTCGGCCCGCATCCGCAAAACGTCCTCACCCAGAGCCGACCACCGCTCCAGCATGAGCCGCTTTTCCTCATCGTCTATGTAGGGGTTGTCCAAAAACCGGAACGTGAATTTCTTGATATGCCCCTGACCTAGTTCCGAAGCCTTGTCGGCCCGGTCAGACAGGCCCAAAAGAGCGTCCGACCGACTGTGCGGCATGGCCGACCAAATCATCCGGCCTCGCCTGTCCGCAAGACGCGCAGCCATTTCGGGCACCCAATTTTCATTTGAGATGTCCTCATCGAAAACGCAAAGATCAAGCTGAAATCCCTGCGGAGGATCGCCTTCTGAACTGAAGAAATAGAGCATCCAGCCGTTGATGAGTTCACAGGTCTGGATGTATGACGCACTCTTCAGCACCCAGCTTGTGTTCTTGATGAGTCGAGGGGGAATCAAAGGTGGGGCCGGTTTGGCCTCGGCCTTCCGATCCTTGTCGTTGAGCGGATGGAAAGCCCGCCACGCTCCGGTCTTTTCATCTTTGATGATCTTGAAGGCCCCGGCCTTGAACAGGTAGGGGAAAATTGTCATTCCGATGTGCCGCCACCCGGCCCCGATAATGGCTAAATTCCCGTTCTCTTTGGGGTATTTCCCGGGGATCGGGTGCGTCCCGGTAACCGCCCAAGCGACTTCCATCATCACGCTGATGGATTTACCTGACCGATTGCCGCCGATCACCAGAGTTTCTTGGGCCATGCACTCATGCACTGGCTTCTGATACTCGTTGGGGACGTAGAGCTTCAGGGGCTCTAGCTGACGGGTAGCCCGCTCCCTCTGGAGGGCCTTCAGGGCCTCCCATTCGTGCTGGCTCATGCCGTCAGGGATGTCGCTCAAGTGCCACCGCGAACCAGTGCTGCCATGGATTCCGCAGCGGCAATGTCCGCTTCAGACAACTGCGGCAACGAAATAGCCCCCGGTATGCCGGAAACGTCCTGATGCTCTTTGATGTAGGAGAGGTTCTTGTGCGTAGACACGACGTTTTCCAGACGGGCCGTGATCTGGGCCTCTATCTCCTCGTCAGTCATCAAGCTGGCAGGCTTCGCAGAGCCGCCGCCTTCCGCAGTTTTGATGGCAAGGCGGGTAATCATCTCCAGAATGGAGGTGCGAATCCGGCCACCGGGAGGAGCGGCGTAATACTGCATCGCCAGTGTGTTGGCAAAGCCGTTCACGCCCCCGAAAAGGGACATGATTGATTCCAGCATTTCGCTGGTGTGGGGGATGTTGCTGCCGCCATTGCGGGTGGTCGAAATGAACTTCTCGACCGACCGACGCTCCATCCGATCCATGCGCCGCTTGTTCCGCTCATCCTTGAAACAAGACTTGCAGATGTGCTGAAACTTGTGAACGTGCCCCTTCACCCGGGGGAAGTTGTTGGGGGTCAGCTTCTTGACATGACCGCAGGATTCGCAGGCTCGGCTGGCAATCAGCGGACCATCTGGAGTGTCTGGCTCATCCATGTCACCGATCCAACTGAAGGGAATTGACCATTGGGCTGGCCCGCAGACCAGCTTTCATCATCTGCATTTTATCAATCACATCGGGCCGGGAGCCCAATTCGCCCGCTTGTTGGGACAGAATGCTTTGGTTACTCAAACCGCCAAGATAATCCCCCAGTTGCTCAATGACCTCGGAGGGAAGACGGGCTTCAAGCAACTGGCGAATGAGATCGCTCATGGATCACCTTCAGTGCAAACAAACCCTCCCCCCGGCGCAGGATTGCAACCGGGAGGAGGGAAAGTGGCGGATCAGTTGGAATAGACCTCGTTCACGACCGCTTCAGCCTGCGCCTCATGCGCGGCATCCGCAGCCTTCCGGCCAAACCGGGCAGCTTTCCGCTCGGCCTTGGCTTCGGCAATCGCCGCCCGCTTCGCCTTGCGGGCATCCTTCTTGGCGGTATGGACACCGATGGGGGCATCGCCACCCGGGCCACCGACATCGACCTCCTCGGTCACCTTGACATCACCGGCACCATCGACCTCGACGGTCTCTTTGACCACGACGCCGGGGGCAACCGTGACATCCTGCTCCACGATGACAGAAGTCGGCTTGGTCTTCTTGGAGCCATGGCAGTTGCCAGCCTCGACCGCACCAGCCGCAACGCAGCCAAGGATGAACGCACCAAACAGGACGGGAAACACTTTCATCGGACTACTCCTTTCTCGGGAACTCGGGACTCACATGAAGCTCTGGGTCCAGTAGGGACGGCCCTGCCTGTCATAGGCCAAGCCAACCCCAATCTGGGTGTATCGGGTATTCAGGATGTTGTTGCGGTGACCTCGGCTGTTCATCCAAGCGTGTTGCACCTCGGAAGGAGACCTCTGACCAACAGCTACGTTTTCGCCATAACCGTTGCGACTGTGGTACATCCGGTGACGGTTTGCCTGCGTTGCACTCCAACCCTCGGAAACCGCCATCAGCTTGGGCGACACCGACAAAGGCGGAAGGCCACGACGGGACCGTTCGCAATTCACCATCCGAACCACTTGCATCTCCGGTGTCACTTGAACGGTCTTACGCACAATCGGTTGCGGGCACGACACAGGCTCCTGCGGGGCCATGACTGCCTGCATCCCATAGAGCGCAAACGCCACCATGAAGGCACCAAAAACCTTTGCCGCTTTCATGTTCAAGACTCCCGGCTGGGCTTTTCGTTGTAGATGACCGCATACACCAAGTCCTTGCACGTTTTCGCCGCCACCGTCGAACCCTCCTTATCCAGAGTGTTCTTCAGTTCCAACAGCCTCACCACCGTGCTGATTTCAAAATCTTTCTGGACGTTGTTCTTGAACAGCAAGCTGGACACCCACAGGGAGATGTGGTTGGCGACCAGCGGCAGAACCAGCAAAAGGACTCCGACAAGGAGAATGAGATTCTGGGGATTCGTGAAGAAGGTCATGGGGACACGCCAAATTCCTGTTTCAAAGTGTTGAAAATGTGCTGGGCTTGGGCGCAGATAGAGTCGCTTTTTTCGTCGTTCTCTTCCTTAGAGAGGGCCCGCAGGTTCCGGTGGTTGCAGACTGCGATGGTTTCCGTCCGGTCTTCAAGGTCGGCCCAAGCCATCGGGAAAAAATGGTCGATCACCCAGACCGTCCCGTAGTTCTCCCAAGACCAACCCGGCTGCCACTGGGACTCCAGCTTGGCCCTGAGTTCGGCAACTGAGCAACCGAGATCACGAACGGCAGAGCCGGTCTTTTGGTTCGTCTTGACAGCCAGCTTCAGTCGGTTTCTCAGATTCATCGCAAGCCGCACTAGCGGATTTGATCGCACTCGCTCGACTTGGTACGACACGATTCGATCTCTGTTCTTGGCGTAATAAGACCGCCGACCTGCACGAAATCCCTCTGGGTCGGCCTGCCGCCTTTGCTTGGATTTGGCGTTGATGTGGCTTCTGTTTTTCTTGGACCACGCCTTGTGATGACTGCTTACCTTCTCGGGATTTTTCTTCGCCCAATCCCTTCGCATAGCTAGAACTCTGTCGTGGTTCTTCTTGTTCCACTTCTTCTTGGATGCAGTCTCTTTGCTCCGGTCGCGGTCTGGGTTGGCCTCTGCCCACCTTTTCATCCACTCTCGGTTGTAAGCCCTCTTCGCCACCAGCACCGGATGTTCAATGACCACGATTTGGTTCTCCTAACGCTGTGAGTCTGTCGCCCTGCCATTGGACGAACTTTTCAAGCGTTACCATCTCGGGGTAGGTGGGGTCAAGCTTTCGGACAGTATCAACAAAAACTTCTGAGTATCGCTGGAGTTCCTTGGCAAACTCAAAAGTTTCACTGCGGTGCTTGCCATATCCTAGCTGCTTGTGGGCAACACAGCCAGTGTAATAGGCCACTGCTTCGTCAAGAATGTATATGGGCGACTTGTTCCAGTCTCGGGCTTGCTGCCTCATGTAAAGGTCATAGACCTTACCACGCTGATCCTTTGGAACCCTGCTTGCCACCTGCGTAATGGTTACATCTGGGTGGGGAAGGATAATTCCAGTTCCATTGCCTAGATAAATGCCGTGCTTGATGGTCGAGGCATGGAGTCTATTGCTGACCCCGTGGTTCATTTCATGGGCATGAGTAATCAGGTCGCCCGGGTCTTTCGGGTCAGCCCAGTACGCCGGATTGTCAAGCCGACAGAACAGGTCTGTCAGCACTTCACAACGCTGCGGCACAGGCTTCCTGACCGGAGGGCAGACGCCTTCCTGAATGGGAAGCACAGGCTTCTTCAGGACGCTCACCGGAGCGGCTGGGGCAGGATACCTCGGGGGAGGTGCCACCTGAGTAGGCACAGGCTGGCGGGACACCGGCTTGGGCTTCCAGTGATCCCGCCAGCCAAAGAACGATAAGGCCCACAAGGCTAAAGCCACCCTAGCGGCATGAAGACAAAAGTCATACACGCCAACCATGAGCAACAGCCTTCATGGAGTTGTCGTTCAGACGGCAGAGTGACCGTTCGACAGGCCGACCAGCGTCCGAACCCTGCCAGCGACCGGAGCGGAGATCACCACCCCAATCGCATTGGCAGCGGTCCCAGTCGCCGCAGCACCAGCCGTCGCCGTCACCAACGCACCCGCAGCCAGAGTCGCGGCAGTCGTGATCGCAACCGGACCCGACACCACCACCCAGCAAATGTCGGCATTGGCAACACCCGAAGCCGGAAGGTACTCGTCCACCACACCCAGAGGGGCATCGGTGGCCGAAGCCGCAGGACCGTCGAACTCGCCAAGAATTGCAGCCTTCTTGAACTTCACGACGGTGCCCGGAAGGACCGGAGCCCCGGAGGTGTTCCGCATCGCAATGCAAGTCACCAGACGGTTGCTGAGAACCACACCACCGGAGTTGGTGCGAGGGTCAACGTCAGAGAAAACCTTTACAGAGCCTTCAGCCGACTCGCCCTGCGCGGCAGTCTTCACCCCAAGGGTGCTGCCACGACCAAACCAAGGATCACTGTGAATAACGCTCATGGGTCTTTTCCTTCTTGGTCTTCAGGGGATCAAGCAATCGCTTGGAGCTTGAAAAAGTTACGCGGCGAACGGCACTTCAGGTTTGCCAAGACGGACACGACATACCTGTACGCCTGTGTATCTTCGTTGTAGAACGGGCCCTCGCTCGTAAGCAAGGAGCCTTCCATGCAGCGAAGCTCCATATTGGCAATCGAAAGCCCGTATCCCACACCGGCAGGGACGGCATACTCAGTCGAGATGTCCACCCCGTCCTGCTGGAATACGTCCTTGAATCCGTAGGACCGCAGGCCCTCGTTGTTGTTGGCAAGGATTCGCTCCTTGCTGTCCAACTTGTTCATGTAGTCGATGTAGAGCTTGCGGTCGAGGATCACCATGTCGATCTGGCTCTCCTTCGTGTCGTTGCGCTTGGCCTGCTGAATGCCCTCGCGCACTGCCTGCACACACTGATCCTTCCAAGTGAAGGAGTCGGCGTTGTTGGCGTCCTTCCCCTTGAAATACTTGGACAGATAGTTCACGACAATGGGTGACCAGTGGTCATACTCGGGATCGGCCACGCCGTTCGGCCACGAACCCTCAAGCTGCGAACCGGCCACGGCACCAAGGCCAGTGTTCAGACCAGCGTAGTTGTCGGCGGGCCAGCCAAACGGATCATCGGGATTCGCAGCCCGCTTCGTGCCGTCAACGATGGAAACCGTGCCGTCGATGGAGCAAAACGACTCAAGCCCATGGAACCGAAGCTCGTTGCCCGCCTTGTTGCCGTCGATCCAGACTTCCTTCGCAAGGTGCTGGGTCATCGACTCCTCAAGACGGCTACTCATCTTTCCCGCAACGTCGATGAGTGCGGCCTGCCCGCGATTTTCCAGCATTTCACGCTTGTAAATGCTGTCCGTGACCTGATAGCCCCGGTACGGGAGGGTCGCTTCAAGGAACAAATTCTGTCGAGCGAAGACGCGCGGAGTCTCACCGTTGTTGCCCGAAACCGGCTGGTTCCGGTAACGAACTTGCCAGTTCAGATTGAGACCTCCCTGATTCATAATGACGTTGCCGCTGCCCTCAAGCGCGGCGAACACCTTGAACTTGCGGAAGGTGGTCTGCTCTTGTTCCCGCAGGTAATTTTGGATGGTCGTAGCTATAACGCGGGCCCAGTCGGTGCTATTCGCCATCTTTCTGCTCCTGCTAGATGAGGGACTTGGACGATGCCTCGTCCATCAACATTTGTTCAAAAGTTCGCTTCGGCTTCGGCTGACGCGGATCGTTGTTGGCAGCACCGGCAGAGCGGCTAGGGTTTCGACTAGCTTCTCGTCGCAGATACTCCATGTTCTGTCTGGCAAGATCGGGCTGCGGCTGCGATTGCTGAACCGGAGGAACTACCGGCTCTGGCATCCGCATCTGCGGCTGACCTTGAGGCTGGCCCTGTTGCTCTCGCTCGTACTTCTCTCGGAGAAGTTCAAGCTCGGTCATCTTGACGGCATACTCCGCTCGGGGCTTCCCGGGCGGAAATCCGTACTCACGGGCTTCCTCGACATATTTATGGAACCGTACCCCCTGCGGTGAAACGCTACCTTGCTCATCTAATAGCCAATCTGCGTTTTCTTTTTCAAAATTCGCCACGAAGTCTTGGTTGTCTCGCTCTTGAAGCTGACGCTCAATCATCTCTTGAGCCTGCTTCTGAGCCAGTTCCGCGACCATCGGACCAAGAGCTTCCTCGGGGTTGGACAAAAACTTCTGGGCGAAGTCGGCCCGGTAGTTCTGGTATTCCAAGAGGGCATGGCGGGCATCAAGCGGAGCATCGGGCGAAACAATCTCCCGGCCATGCTCGTCCTTGGTCAGATACCGTCTGTAGGAATCCTTGACTTCTGGAGGGTTCCACCACTTCGGCTTGGCGGGCTCCTGCTGGGCCTGCTGCTGCTGCCGCCACTTCTCAAATTCAGGGCGATTGGAGAGGTATTCCTGCGCAATCGGCATCACTTGCTGATACTGCTGGAGGGCCCGGGTGGCAGCTTGCTCCCGCTGCATCGACTGATACAGACGGCTGGCAATGGCTCGGTCATCCTGTCCCTGAAACTCGGGAAGCTGCTTGAAGCTGTCCCATGGAGTGGAAACAGGTGCCGACTGCGGTGCAGGCTCGGAACGCTCAACCGGAGCAGCGGACTCGGGAGCTACGGAATCAACATCGGGCGTTTCGTCAGTGTTCATCGCTTGCCTCCTTAGATGGGGAACCCAACGGAGTATTAGGCCGGTTCAAAACCGGGCAAGCGGTCAATAAATCAAATTGCCGAAAAATCCCTTGGTAGCCTTGACCGGATCGCGGATGAGGTCACTACCCAACGGATTGCGGAGGAAGTCAACCATTCCCTTGGGGCGGATGATCTGATTCTGGTTGGCTTCCAGTTCCTTGGTGGCTTGGCTCCGCACTTTCGCTTGGGCCGCAGTCCTCGCCTTGAACTGATCGTCGGTCTCATTGGGATCGGGAACTACAAACTGGGCACCCGTATTGACAACATTCCCAACATCCGCCAACTCGTCGCCCACCTCGCGTTTGCTGTAATAAAAAGCCTTTCCGGCCAGACCAGCCCCCCGCATTGCGTTCAAGTCTTTGCTGATTTGCCTGACGATGTGGTTCCCGTACCGCTTGACCAGCGGAACACCAGACCGGGCAGCTTGGGATGCCATTCCCTTGGTGAGGACTGCACCCGGGCCCGCCGCGACAGCACTCATGTCCAACAGTCCATTGGCAAAAGACATTGCCCCGTTGATGAGAGGCTGGATGTATGGGACATGGCCCCCGGTCCACGACCGGAAGGTGTCTCCTGAACTCTGGGGCTCTGATTTGTGAAAAGCCTGCCGCATCCGCCGAATCAGAGCGTCGTTGTCCTGCCATCCCCGATCCTGAACCAACTGCGGGGAGGTGCGATTCCAGTCTGCCCCATACGCTCGGGCGGCTGCGTCACCCAAGGCATTCAGACCAGACCCGCCCGTGTTCCTCTCGGTGGCAAGCAGGGCACCGGCATCCGACAGGACCGGGCCCATCTTGGTCATGTAGCTGCCAACGAAATTCTCTGGATTGGACAGGGATTGAACCGTCATTGCGTGAGCTTTGTCCCGTTCAATCTCGGCTTGGTAGTCATACGCAGCCGAAGTCAAAGGGTCTGCGAAATCCGCAGGATTCGGGCTCCCCATTCCATAGGAATAGGTCTGGAGCTTCTTGCCTTGGCCTTTTTCGATCCGATCAAAAAGGGACCGTCTGGCTTCGATGTCCCGAAGAATCCGCCCGCCGGGACTGTACTCGTAGGACTGCGGCTCACGACCAAGAGCCTTTCTTTGTTCCGGTGTCCAGCCCCGCCCGGTGTACCCAGTCAGCAATTCTTCCTGAAGCTGCCGCTGCTCATCATCGGCTGGTTCGTAGTCAGGGTGCCCCAAATCGTTGTAGTACCGAAGGGCATCCATCGACTGATTGGGGCGACCGGCATAGAAATCAGCCGCCATCTTCGCCGTGTCTGAAAAGCGAGACCGCGCAAGCTGCGGAAGCCGACGAACCTCGGCGTCGAGGGCAGACTGAAGGATTTTCTGAGCTTCTTCTGGTGTCACGACAACAGTGCCTTTCGTAGGTCTGGACGCTGGCCCGTCCTGAAGTTCAGGTCATCAATGTCCCGCAGGGCATCCTTGTCAGCGTTCTTCAGGATTTCCTGAAGGTCTCGCATCTGCTCCTCGTACCCGTGGGCCCGAAGACCGTGATTCATGTGCCCCGGCATATCTATTGCTGGATCAACAGCCCCCGGCTTGTAGGCCCGAACGTAGTCCAGCCAGTTCTTCAAGGTGCCTTCGTTCTCGCCAACGTCCCGCATATTGGGATTCACCAGTTCCGTAAGCCGTTTGGTGTGGAACAGCAAATTCGCCATCTCGGATGAATCGCTTGCCAGATACCGGCCAGAGATGGTCGGAATGTTGCCTGCCTTGACCCCGGCAATGGCTGGGCGGTTCTTGCCATGAAGAAAGTGATCGACGCTCGGCATCTGGGGGTCGAGGATCGCGTGGATCATTTCATGCCATGAAACATTGAGAGGAGTCGCCCCCATCACCTTGGGGCTGGTCAGGTCGGGGTCTTTGTCTGCCCGAACGAACATCTGCCGTGTCATGGGGCGGGCAAATCCATGGTTCCCCGGATCACCCAGCATCGAATTCTTCAGGTCGCGGAACATGACCCACGGGGTGCGATAGTCCTGCTTCAAGTCGCCGCCGTGATAGATATGGGCCCCGGCCTCACCGAACGGCAAGTTTCTAAGGCCAAGTCGAGTTTCCAGCACTCTGGCTCTTTCCTTGGAGCCAACCATCGCGGACAGACCTTGCATCGGCGTGATGTAGCTGGCGAGAACGTCGTTGCTACCGTCCGGCGACTTGTGGGAAAAGACTCGCGGGACGGGATGCCCACTCGGGGCCTTGAATCGAACGGTTGGAGCAAGGTCCGTAACCGTGCCTTTCCCCATCTTGGTCGGCCTGCCGAAAGCCTTCAGATGGCTGAAAATCCCCCGGTTGGCAAGCGCGGCAGCATCCTCGACCGCATACCCAGTGACCGCATCCTCTGCCATCTCCTCCGGGTTGATCCACCCGTAGCTGGTTTCCAACCCCTCGTCTACCCGGCGGGCGAGGTCATCAGCTTCCCGTACAGCATCCTCCCCGGTAGCAAGATCGCGGAGGGGCATTCCATTGAGTGCATCGGAAAGATTCTTCCGCCGCACCGTCTGTGCGTGGGTCATCCCATGAGTGGGATCAACAAGCTGCCTGACCTTGGAGTTGAAGCCCATGGCTACCGCTCCATGGACTTGATGTACTTGCCGGGACTGCCGGGGCGAGAAGGGCCCTTCTGGATGTAGGGGCCGGGTGCCTGCTTGTTCTCATAGAAAAGGTTGCTGCTGACGTACCGATCCTTGGGACCACCGTCGTGCTTCTTCGTGCCTTTTGCTGCTTCTTGAAGCTGGCGGATGAGATCGGACATAGGGCAGTCTCCTTGAGGGGGCACCCTATTTATGTCCTCGACAGGCTGGATTGGGCCGGGAGCTAACTTCTGCGCCGCCGCTCAAGCATCCCCAGCGATCCAAAGACGAGGGCGAGAACGCTCCCAAAGCTATTCGGGTCAATCTCCGGGACGGGGGA